CTCCCACTGATGCTCCGATGCTTGCCCACCTTTAGGTTTTAACGCCCGGCAAGAGGCTGCCCAACGACCGCAGTTTAGCGCCTGCGCTCGGCCAACCACGACTGAAACTCTTCTTCAGTATCGCAATCGGACTTGTGTTCCTCTTCCAACTCGGGAAAGTTGGGTCGAGAAAAATTATACCTTGCTGCTCTCGTATGCACCACTGGATGCGTAATCCAAGAGCCCCGTAATTCCAGAGCTTCCTCATAAGAGGTTACTTCCGAAAGAATGGTTGGGTCCCCGATCTGGGCGATGTAAACATCGACCGAAGTCCCTGAGGAAGGTAAAGTCGTAGTGACGTAGGATATCTCGGCTCCACGACCGTTAACCCTGATAATGTCAACGGTAATGAATGTTGTGCACGTCATGCCATCATTGTCGACATGGTTCTCACCATGCAACTCAAACCCATCAATCTTCATAGCATTGACCACATTTCGAGTGGCCGTGCAAGAAGATGTTGATGATCCGACCCAAGATCCCACAATAAGATAGACACCATGGTCCAACAATGGTGGGAAGCAAATTCGCCTCCACTTTCCACTGTCAAGTCCCACAGTTATAGCCATAACTCCTTGCGGGGTCGTTTGGAGAGTGCCCAGAGCGTCGTTGTCATCGTAAGGTCCGTTGGATATGTGAGCCCAACTGGCCGTAGCATAACCATGAGCTATCAATCGGGGGAGCAGAAGCATCACATCATAGGTTACCCAAAGTTCACCCAATATTTGATCATCATCTGGACACCCATCGACAGCAACCGTAAGTTTGCCGTGGTCAGTGAATCTCTCTTCATCCGTCGCACCATAACGAATATACATTTCGCCCAAAGGTCTGTCTCTAGGATCGCACTCAACAAGATGTAACTGAGGTTCAGTAACAACACCAGAAGTAGTATACATATACGCCTCCATCTCTCGACGGTTGACGAAATCAGTAGAATCTGGGTCGTACTGGGTGGCCATAACCACCACACCCTGAGCTTGAGTAGTCGTAAGGTATCCTGCAGTCGAGACGAACTCGAAAGCAAGACCCCTAATGTCATATCGTTCATAATTTTCTGCCAAGACAGCTAACCACGGAAAAGTTGTTGAAAGACCAGGATTGATATCGTAAATGAGTGTTGAAAATTCCTGTGATGAAAGTATATCTCCGATATATTCTCTGTGAGAAACTTGAATAGCCCCATCACCGAATGTAACTTGCTCATTAGCGAGAGAGTTGCCTCGGATATGATATGCTCCCATACCAGTGATCTTCGACAACCCAGTTCCAAGGGCATGACCAATAGTGCCCCCAATGGGGCCACCAAAGTATTCACCCAAGGCACTTCCTCCTGCCTTCATAACATTACTTACCGCCGTTCTCCACGCCGCCTTCTTTTTCTTAGTTGCTTTATTCTTATGTCCTTTATTCTTCGTTTTTGTCATCACTGTAAAAATATGTAAAAAGGACGCAGGATTATTTGCGACTCTGTCACCTCGGGCCCTACTCACCAAGGTACAGAACAAGACTAACAACCATGACCACTGTTTACCACAGAGACCCAAATAGGTAACACCATGGCGCGCAAAAATGTTCGCACCCAAGATGCTCAAAGAGAAAAACCTACCGTGACACAGATACATAGAAAAACAAAACGGTATTCTAAGTAAAAGCGGCACCGGGCCCCAACCCAAACTTTCTAGTAAACAGAAAATCATATAATGAGATACAGTAAGAATCATTTCAGGCAGTCCAATCCTCCCACGACACCAACCATTGTACAACAGGTGCAACCAAGTTCCTCGAAAGAAACCCAGCGCTCCGCAAAGTATATGGAAATGGACATGAAACGCACTCCTGTGAAATGCCGATTCAACCAAACCAAAACAAAACGCGAACCAAGGAAACAGCGTCTTCAAGAACTCCTCCAAAAACGGAGCCGTGTAGTCAGCCACTTCCCAAGCCCTGTTGGAAATCAAAGCAAAAACCGATGCGGGCCGCGGCACGATCTCAACACTATTCGAAAATTCATTAATCGTTTCGTAATTGATCTCAGCTACGTCCACACTGAACAACTGCTTTATCATGGGATGCGTCCAAACTAGAGGAAAATCATCTATAGTTAAATTTGACAATTCTTCTTCTAGCAAAAGAACATCATCCACGGAAAACCCATAACGGTCAGCAAACCATTGATAAGTTGCCGCGTCAGGTAAATCAACAGCAATATCAGTCGGTTTGTGAGGATTGATCCCGTGGTCTGGTAAAATACCCACGAGATCGTTATCACAGATTCTCTCAAGGATGACTCCCAAAATTGGTATGTGACGAGCAATGCATAACATTGATTGAGCGGTTCCTTTAAGCATTCTCTTATGAAACTTTTCACTATGATTTCTGTAATTAACGCCAAACTTGGATAAAATCTTCCCAGCCTTGACGCCCCACTTGTATCCACCACCGAGCGGATAAAACAAACCAGAACAGAACTCAGGGTGAGCCGGATCAACGCGAATTTCACACTTCAAACCCAATCTCTTGTAATTATCAAACAAACGTTCTTGATCGATGTCACCATCCAAATAACAAAGGTTGTCATCGCCTAAGACCATCATGATTCCTTCCTTTCCAACCATAAACCTCATAAAGGCTATGTTCAGCAAAGAATTAAAACACGAAGTCCAAAGATCACCAGATCTCCTGCCATGGTCATATCTAAACTTGAGATTCCTTGAACGTCCATTAGTAATCGTCCAATTGTCTTTAACTGAATCCCAATGTTCTGGCAATCTATCAAGAATGTTCGTAATGAACCACTTTTCAAGTAATATATATTCCTTGAGCAGCGAACCATCCCAGTTGCTCACGTCAAATTCGACAACATGCTTGTAACTCAGTCCTCGAGCATGATACTCGCCAAGTTGCGTCGCCGTCGTCGCATTAACATAGAAATTCTCACTGTTGAAATCAAAATGATGGGCCAAAGCCTTAGAAACTCCATAAAAATAACCACCAAACATCCAGAGAAATGAGGCGCACCGCATAATTATCATTCGAGGTTTGAAGGCGCAATGTGACTTGCCAACATAAACCTCATCTTTAACAAAAGCGGAAACGTTTAGATCATAAAGATCCAACTCGCCACCAGAGTCATACAACTCTTGAATTCTCTGCAAAGAATAGCGTAGTTTCTTACCGAAAGGCTTCACCCAATCCCAGAAAGAATATTCCTCGACAACTAACACACCAAATTCGTCTGTACACCACTGCTTAAAGAATCGACAGAACTCACGTACGTATTGTTCATCGTACTCTCGTGGTCCCATGACTCGGATCTGAAAGGCAGCAGCCAAATTGTGATCACACTTCATTGGTATGACAGTTTGAGCACCTTCAATTATACAGCCATAGACTTGCACAGCCTTGCGGCCACACGCATCAATGGAATGACGAAAACTTAAAGAGCAGTCCTTAAACATTTCAATAGGTTTAAACTCACCGACACAACTCCTAACCATGCCAATCCAACTGGCAACAGCATAAGGTTTCATATCGGCTCGCGTGCCGAAAACGCCTTCGTTGTACATAGCCAACAAAAACAAATCCAGCTCGTCACGCCGAAACTGATAATCCTGAGCCACCAAATCATATTCTTCTCGTAAATAAGTCATAAAATAATCAATGGCCCAAGGGAAGGTCATTACAATGATCGGAAGAAATTGTCTCAACAGGTAAATAAACCCATCAAACATGAAAGAACGACCAACGCCTTGTCTAGCCATTCTCGCATTTCTGAGAGCCCTCATCTTTTGCGGTCGATTCAATCGTCTTGTTGCAAAATAGCGGTCGGCGGCATCTAAAAACTCGCTCGACTCCAAATAATTGGTCAACCATAAGTCCATGTCTCCTGCATAACTAAAATTCTTCTTGAGGTACGGCAACATATAGCGATGCAACCGATCCGTGCTGAATCCCGTGGGACCATTATCAATCTTGAACATATATGCATTGACAACCGTCTCCATGTAATCAACAGAATCGATGATCCCGGTAATATTTCCATAACCCCAAACAACGTTCTTATTAGGTTTGAAGTCATTAACATGAACTAGATGAAATACCTTATCGCGCGTATAAATACTTACTCGTTCATCCTCTCTCAACATAGGATACCATTGATTCGCAAAGAAATCTTTAGCATCACCATGTATGAAAACTGACTCGCGCTCGATCTCCCAGACATAATTAGATTGTCTGACGAGCTCGGGCACTGAAACGCGGATTCCATACTCCTTCTCATCAAAATTGTCAAAGGTCAGAGGCACCTCCTCTTCACTTTCAACCACAAGTCGTGCATTCTCATCAACGAGTTGCTGTACGACAGCATCGTTCTTACGTTTTCGTTTCTGATTTGACTTGTCCTTTGACTTAGATTTCTTATCGGACCTTTCCTGCTTGTTCTTGGAACTCCGATTCCACTTTGAGCGTCGCTCGCTCTTCCCGTTGCTTTTCGGGGCCGCACCGTCATCATTATTGTGTTTGTAATCACTCATGTAGAAAATGCGAAAAGGGGTTTGATATATAAATCCAATAACATCGGCCACCACCTCCATCCAAACTTCCAACAATACAATCGGGAAGGGTAAAGAAAGACAGCTAACTGCACCTCTTGACCACAACGTCATCCAGTCCTCCGCGTCCAGAATATACCACACCCAAAGCATAAGGTTGGTTCTTTCCATCAGCATAATACCATCAGATCGCCACATCAAAATTGGTGCGTGAGGCTCTGTAGGAGCGCCCCGAAGGGAAGCCTCCTACCACACTTTGCATACACGTGGGTGTGATCCCACGCCGCCACAATCGTTCCTACAAAAGCGTTGATGGAGAAGTTGACGCCGCATACGCTGGTCGCCGGTGACTCCACCTCTTCTAATGCTCGGACGCCCTCTCGGGTCCAAGGCCGATTGCTCAATTTCCTCACAACCATCAATCCTAAGCCCAACTTTCAAGTAAAGTCTTCGGATTGAACTTTAGTGCGCTTCCGTTATCTTCAAACGATATATCAGCGTACCAAAAATTCCGTACTTAGCATCCTTTCAGCCGTAGCATATTCAACCCGGCTAAGTACATCAAGGCCTTCGTAATGCCAAGCCACACCCGGTTACCGGTGTGGGTAAAAACCAC